CAGCGGTGCCAGCGGGCAGAGTGTCAATCAGAACCAGTGCTACGTTGCCGAGAGGGGTAACGATGGTGGACAGGGCCAGACCATTGACTTCACGGGAAGCCGGAACGATGGTCATTTTGTTGTCGATTGCGTTTTTGTTAAGCTGGATCATAGCTGTGGAATCAACACCGAGGATGTAGTTGTTGATGATGCCGCCCTGCTTGTGAATCTTAGCAAGGCACTCAGTAACCATATCCCAGGACAGTGCTGCGCTGTCAGCATCTACTACGTTGGTTTCGATTGCGGCAAGCAGGCCCTTAGTCTTGTTGATCTGTGCATCGGTAGCGGCTTTTGCATATACACCGTTGATGAATGTGTACTCAACGTCAGCTTCGGCCTGCGCCATAACAGTGGAAACCTGGAAGTCCAGTTCGCTGTTAGGGTTAGCCTGCTGACTTGCTACGTTGATGCCGGACAGGGTTCCCATGTTGCTCATCTTCCCGTAGGAAACGTCTACGGAATACTGGAAAATCTGAGTAACATTGGTCTTCTGCTCACGGGTTGTAACCGTAGCGGCGGGAGCAGTCAGGGATGCGGTTTCGGAAATAGCGGGCTGAGTGCCTGTCTTTGCCTGCCAAAACTGACCACAAGAAAACTCTACGTGGTTAGTAACCAGGGGATTTGCACCGATAAGAGTGCTGAAAGGGGTTCTAGCGTTGCCCTTGACGAAGAGCATACCGCTGTAATTAGGTACTGCAAAAGATGTAGCTGTTGCCATGGTGGTTCTCCTTTAGGTAAAGAAAAAGTTTAATGTTCGTGAATTTTGAATCCGTTAGCTTCTGCCTGCTCACGGATGTACTTAGCGACTGTAAGTGTGTCGCCGGATGCCTGCGCATCTGCTATGAGTTTCGTGTAATCCACGGTAGAAGAATTACCGCTAGAAGGTGTCGGCATCTTTGCGGCATACTCAGCACGAATAGCTTCTTCAAGCTGTGCCTTATAGCCTGTAAGGTGCTTAGTGACCGCATCTGTCCAGGAATCCATGTCGCCGTCATACTCATATGTGGCAAGTGTTTCGGACTGGTCGCCAAAACCAAGGCCCATATAACGGTTGGTAGCCTTCATGATGCCGAGTTCACGTTCCAGGTTGGAAACTCTCTGCTTCTCAGCCGCTTCCTGTTCTTTCTTTGCGGCTTCTGCCGCTTCTTCTGCGGTCTGCTTCTCACGCAGGGCCTTTTTCAGATTGCCTTCGTTCTTGCAAAGTTCATCAATGCGGTTCTTAGCTTTCGCCGCATCTGCGCCAAGTTTGGCGTTCTCTGCCTTCATCTGTGCAAGCTGCTCTTTAAGCTGGTCTACTGTGAGTTCTTCGGGATTAGTTCTTGCTTCATCTGCCATAGATTGTTCTCCTTGCGATTTAGGTCTTCTCTGACCATCTGAATTTGCGTTTATTTCAGTGCTTCTCTGCACAAGTGCCTAAGTCGGACGTGGCCCCGAATACACAAAAAGCCGAATAGAAAGGCAACACGAATGTCCCTTTCCATCCGGCTCAAAGGCTCTTTTATAATTCGACACATCTGCATCCGATGATTTCTTTCAGTGGCGCTCCCAAGGAATCATCACCGGGAAACATCATCTGATACCCGCCGACTGTAAACGGTACGTTAATAGGTACTGTCTGCAAGTCTGCTTCGGCATGTGTCAGTCTTACTCTTTCATCTTCCATCGTTTGCCAAGTGTGTGTAATCTGCGTTTTGGCTAACTCCATGTGGTTATAGAAATTCCATATCCACGTTGCTTCATACACTCCGTCATTGTGCGCTCTCGTTTCACCGAGTTTATCAAGCACATCTTCGGGTATATCCTTGACACGACCACCGATGATTACCATGTCACGGAAGTTTTCATCTTTATTCTCTAAGACAGCCTTTTCCGTGGTTTCCTGTACGCCCTCTGCAAACCTCATAGCTTTGTCGGTTGCCATGCGTTCATATCTGTAAGTTGCCGGAATGAAGGCAAGATACATAGCATACAGGTCGTCTATGTAATCATCGTGGGACTTTTCGTTGAGGAAATGGCCCCGCCGAAGGTCTAAAAGTTGCTGTTGGAAGAAGGACAGCAGCGCTTCTCCGAACCTGTCAGCGGTATCTACACGCCTGTCTTTATCGGCCTGTAAGATTGCCATTTCATCGAACCACTTAACTGTGTTAATCATGAGGAAACATCAACTCCCGTGACCTTAGAGGGCTGTACGCTTTCCTCTGTCTTATCCCTCTCGTCATTCTCTGAACCGCCGTTGCCGTTCTCGTCCTTGTTTGCGTTCCAGTCATTACTTGTCTGTGTCTTTCCGATTGCCGCCTGTAAGCGGTTAATCGTAGGCGCAGAATCAAGCCATGCCTGCTGACTGTCTGTAAACAGGGAAACGGTATTAAATGCGGTAAGACCATCAACGCCAACGTTGATAAGGGATACAAGTGCATTGACCTTAGATACAAGATCGTAAGTCTTTTTCCGGCAGAACCTTACTTCCAAATCTGCAAGTTCAAGTTCCTTGACTGCCTTGACTTCTTCTCTGTTGTCTGCCCTGATGCACTCAATACAGACCTTGATAAATTCTTGTTCGGAAGCATCCCAACGCTGTTCTACCTGTCCGGCATACAGTTCCGCACACTGCCAGCCGTTAGAAAGCTGCATAGCACCTGTGGTAGAACCACCACGGCTCTCATTCCAGTTAGGCGTGGAAGTGATTTCCTGTAACTCTGCTATCAGATGGTCAACAAAGGTCTGCTGTTCAGACTGATTCAAAGTCTGTGTCAGATAGGTAATCTTTGCTTCGTGTCCGTCACCAGCCGATTTAGTAACAATAAGTCCGTCACCATCTTTGATTTTCTGCTTCTGGTCTTTATCCACGATGCAGTTGTGCATCCAAAGAAGTGACTGTACGTGCTGTGTAACGTCATTTACACGGTCAGAATCCAGGATGTTCAACGCATCCATAATAGGGATAACTTTCTCAAAGACCGCCGCCCTGTCCTTTAGCGTGTACTCCACGATGGGAATATAGCCAAGGGCATTAGGAGAAACCGTTCCGACCATCGTAAAGTGTGTCGGCATAGAAGGAAGGTCTGATACCTTGTCAGCTTTCAGTGTGTAGCAGAGAGTATCCGTATACGCTGTCAGTCTGATTGTCCCGTCCGATAAGATGCTGTATGTGCAACCCAACATACGCTCTCTGTAAGCATCGTTGGAGTACACAACAAAGGTCGTTGCCGGGGCCGGAATTGCAATTTCAAAACTAGAGAAAGGTTTCTGCCTGCCACGCTTCTTTTTAGCCCTCATAGGAAGGGCCATCTTGTAAGCAACACCGCATGTGAACAGGTTGATAGCAAGTTCGATGTTCTTAGCCGCCATGCCCTGTTCAATGCACATCTTGTTAAAGAGTGCAACTTTGTTATCGTCTGCCTTGCCGTCCGCTTCTGTCTTGCCATCCTCTACCCTTGCTCTCTGCACGTAGGTAATAGGGTTGGATAACAGATACCCGGTGTGGAAGTCCACGATCTGTGACGCTTTGTTCACGCACACCTTCGTGTTATGGTCAGCACGAATGGTCTTAATGCGTTCGTTGATAGGCTGGTCGCCCTTTTCGTAGTTAAAAAGCCAATTTATGCGCTGTACGTTGGCCTGATGCTGTGTCCACGCAAGTGAAACAACTTCTTCGATATTCTTTTCATTGATTTCTTCGTAGTCTGTGTATAAAACCAGTCTACCAAGGTCGGCATTAGCAATAGGCATATCGGCTCCATCGTCTACTTTCGTAGATTCTTTCGGTATACAAAAAGCGAACCATCCGGCTCACTTTTGGCTCTTATAACTATCTTGACCACATTGTGGCACCCACGGCACTTCGGATACAGAATACCTTGCGTATCTTCCGACACCCTCAGAAGTAACTTAGTGCGTCCACTGGCCTTGCATACAGGGCAAATTACGTCTTTCATTTCGTTGTCCTACGCTACAATTTTAGCGGAGAAACTTTCTATTTAAAAGGGTTGTCAATACGCAAAATGCAAATGTTGGCAAATATCCACCATTATGTAGGTCTGAACCCTTCTCTGCGCTTTCTGCAAGCACTTTTCCTCTCGCTTTCAGCACTGTAATAGGTTCTGTCTACATCACGGGCCTTCTTTACTTCTTCCACGTCTGCTCTGTATGCTTTGTATTCATAGCACTCTGCGTGGCACGTTGCGTGTCGTTTTGTACAGCCTTTACACGGGACGTTCATCTTTTGCCCGTACTTCCTAAACCGTTCCTGTCTGCGTTGCCTAAGAAGTCAACCTCGTCAAATTCAATCTCAGGCTGGCACTTCTGAATCCGCATCTGACAGATTCTATCTCCCTTGTGAATGATTGCGGTTTCGGCATGGAACAAATCAAGTGCATCATAAAAGCCTTTACAACCGATTGCCGGGAAGTGCCAAACATCATTGTCACCTTTATAGGCATTGTCAATAATCCCAATACCATTAACGCACATAATCCCAAAATGCTTATGTGTTGAAGAGCGTGGGGCTATGATTGCTTCGTACCCGTCCGGCAGTTCGATTGATACCCCAAGGCTTATCATGTGCGTTTCGCCGTATCTAATCTGACAATTCTCTGCGGCAAACATATCGAACCATTCTCCCTCATGTGCCTGTTTCAGTCTAGGTAAATCTTTGTCATGATACTTAATTCTAACTCTCATAGATATAAAAATTGCCGGAACTAAAGCGTCCGGCTGGCTTTGAAATAATGGTTGGAACAAAAGGAAATGTGTGCGCCCTGTCATGGCTTTTTCGATGGCACACAAGCACCGTTCTAGGTCTTATCCTAGCGTACTGGTTAAAAACCGCTTTCCCGCTGGCCTTCGTTCAAGCGGAACTCCCCAGGCGTTCTTTGGTCGAAAGGGGAAAAACAAATGGAGTAGAAATAGGGTAAATCCAACGCAGGGAATCGAACCCACTCATACATTACTGCCCCAGGCATGGTTAGTTTCCTGTATGCGCCTATCTCGTTGGTTTTGCACCCCTTGAATATGTCCTGAAAGAGGGGCGACTGCACATTTTATCAACACTAAAGGGAGTGCTGAACGGTAATGTTGGCTGATCCCGTAGTATATATAATCCGTATCCCGGCTCCCACGAAAAACGAGAAAAGATTATTGATTACGATATAATAACTTTTACATATGGTGGATACGGTTTATATCAGGTGGCCCCAAAACGGGGCCTTTTATGGAAGAAAAAAAGAAAAGAAAACGGGTCACTCTTCACCAAGCAACGCTGCGCCCATTTCCAAGCGTTCCTTATAGTTGGCATCTGTCGCCTTTTTAAGATTGTCGCTTGCCTTGAAAAACGGGCTTGCTCCGCCGTCAATATACACATTCTTTTCGCCTGTTTTGAAGTCGTACCCTATACGGGATTTGCGCCTTCTCAGCCGGAATGTGCCAAGGTTCTTGACGGTCAGTTCGTTGCCATCACAGTACAGGTCAATAAAGCAATCCACAACTGCCCCCCATACACGGGCCGCTGTCGCATTACTGACTTCTGCGCTTTCAGCAATACGCTGAATAAAATCTTTTTCTGTCAGTTTCATTTCTTACGCCTTTCATTCTACTTGAATAGACTTTCAGTGTCAAATATATTAGTCGGTATAATTTTCGTCCAACAGGTCATGTAGGGAAACGCCAAGGATTTTCGCAAGGTCATGTACTTTGTCCAAAGTCGGATACCTGGCGCATTTCTCCCAATTAGATATGATAGAGTGATCCATACGCATTATACGGGCAAGTTCTCTCTGCGATATGCCTTTTTCCTTGCGGATACGGCTCAGATTGTTTCCAAAGTTATAAAGCATATCAGAAACCTAATTCCTCTCTGCTCATGACTTCGACCTGTCCGCCAAGCATTTCTGCCACAAAGATTGCCACCATTGCCATTACATCGGGAGCATCATCATGAGTGTTCTTGCCTAACTGCGTCCATGAACAGAGGAATTTTATAAAGTTGGCATAGTCGCTCTGTAACTCATACAAGGACGGGTCTTTGAAATAGACATGTTCCAGAACCCACGGACTGTTGATAATGATTTTGGTTTCCTTATTCTGCGTGGTGTACTTCTTTGTGAAATGACAGTACCAACCCTTTTCAGTAACAATCCGTTCAACTTCATTCGCAGTACGTGAACCTTCCTTGTTTGATTCAAACTGTGACATTTGTACCTTGTTACGCACGATCATGTCAGCGTTAAGGTAGTCAAGTGCGCCGGGGTCGATGTTCTTGAACACCACATCATCAAGATAGTATTTGTTGCCGTACTGTTTGATGCAGACGTGGGCGTTATAGTCCTTACCAGTGTCCTTAGTATCGCATACAGAGAAGATGGCATCCGGCTTTAATACGTTGCCCTCTTCATCCATAGGCAGATTAAGATACCTTTTCAACGCATCCGCATTATAAAGGATACCTTCACGCTCAATCGGTTCGGACTTAAACATACAACGGTAGGAGATTTCGTCCATCGTAGCTGCAATGTCCGTGAAATACTTGACCGTAAAGCCTACGCCATAGTCGTACTCAAAGTTTGAACGCCCTGTTGTGGGGTCTATATCCGGCACAGCTACGAACCTTGCCCGTGGGTCGCCCTCATACTGCCTTTGTAAGCGGCCTATAACATCGTGTACGCTCCATCGGGTCGCAATGTGCAACTCTTTCGCACCAACCTTTTTACGGGTCTTTAGGTCGGTTCCGTACTTTCCGTACAGCTTATCAAGTCGTTCCTTAGATAACGCTTCTTCTATGCCGGATACAAGGTCGTCTACGCAGAGTATTCCTTCGCAACGTGTGTTACCTGTAAGCGAAGCATTGATAGGTCGGCAAGTAAGCGTTTTAAACGGTTGCCATCTGTCTAAGTTGATGGTTTCCTCTTTGGCGTTCGTGCTTTCCATCTTTACATCCGGGAAAACATCATGCCAACAGTATTCATTTGATTCAATAAGGTTGTCCACCGCATCGTAGAACATCCTTGTCATGAACCCTGAGAACGATGAAAACAGGTTAGGCTTATTAGGCCAATGCCCCATCACGAAGGAAATAAGAAATTCTTCAAGTGAAGTGTTGTGCGTGAGGATATGGTCATTCGTAACGTAAAGGTGTGACCAGTGGTCAACATAGATGCACTGGCACTCTGCTTCTCTGACGTACTCAACCTTTATAATCTTGCCGTTATAGTACCCATCTTCCATAGGGATACGGAAGGAATACCCTTGCCGGAGCATCCTGTCTATCTGCTCTAGCGTGAAGTTACTTGTCCATGCGTGTTCTAAGCCACCACCATAAACAAGGGCGTTCCATAAATGGTCAGATGTACATTCACAGCTTGCCCCATTGTCCAAGGTTATCTTGTAGACTTTCTGCACGCCTTTAGGGAATATGCCTATAACCTTCGCCGTATCATAGTGCCTTGACATTACGCTGTCGCCAACCTTCAAATCTCCCATCCGCACCCAGCCATTAGGAGTAAGAATAGGGGAATCAAGAGGTTGGGCTTTCCCCCCGCCAGGCACGAGAGAGATTGTCAGCAAGTCCAACTTATCGTCAAGAAGGTCTTGCATATGGTCAACTACCATCGGTTTTATAAGTCGCCTACGTGGGAGATAGAACCTTGTCTGTGCTTCCCGGTTCTGCTCAGTAAAGAGCATATAGGCATCAAAGTCGTAGTGATCCTGTGCTAAGTATTTAAGGGAATCTTGATATGCGTCATAGAATCCCACGTTGCCCTTAACACATTCGTTCATAGATATATCTCTGGCCTTCTCCATTACTTGCCTAGACAAAATCCTGTCCTCATGCAATATCTCTTTAGACATACTCATGAGTGACAGGACATTTTGTTTGTTTGCAAGGTCTGATTGTAATAGAAGGTCAATTATCTGCTTGTTACTGAGGGACATTACTCCGTAGGGAACGCATAGCGTGTTGCCATAGTGAACGGCGTATCATACATATCGTTAATGAAGGCTTCCATCACTTCTGCCGCCCTCTCTGCCGTTTTATAAGATGCAAGGGTAATATC